AAGTATCGAACTCATTAAGGATGAAAATAAAGAGTTTGAACGTTGTCAACGCATTGAAAGCGATTGGAAGGAGCTTTGGCAAAGTATTGATCGCGATTTGCCTACGACTTACTTGGACTTATACGAGCTTGAGAGCCGCTTGGAGCGAGTTCGAGTTGACTTATTTTCAAGAAAAGAGCAGTTGGCTAGCAACGCAACGGAGAACGAACGTAGAACAAAGCACAACACGCGCATCCAAGTAATTCAAGAACAAACAGATGCGTTTATAAAAGAGTTAGAAGGAGTTCAGGTTTCTCTTGAAAAACAAGAAAGCCTGCTCTCTAATTTGGAAATATTGAAAAAGGCTTTTAGTACCAATGGTTTACTTGCCTATAAAATTGAAAACCTTGTAAAAGAGCTGGAAGAATTAGCGAACACCTATCTAGCAGAGCTTTCTGATGGTAGGTTTACGCTTGAATTTGTAGTATCTAATGATAAGTTAAATGTCCAAGTAGAGGACGACGGAAAAATAGTAGATATTCTCGCACTTTCTTCAGGAGAGTTAGCTAGAGTAAATACAGCGACTCTTATTGCTATAAGAAAGCTAATGAGTAGTATTTCTAAGTCCAGACTCAACATACTTTTCTTAGATGAAGTCATCACAGTTTTAGATGATGCAGGACGTGAAAAACTTGTAGAAGTTCTTATTAAAGAAGATTTAAACACTTACATAGTTTCACACGGTTGGACTCACCCACTTCTTAATAAAAAAGAAGTGATTAAACAAGAAAATATAAGCAGGTTAGAATGAACATAAGAGAACAATTAGAAGATTATTTTGTAGGGCAAATTTCAAAGCATCAAATTAATGCTGAAACCCTTATAAATAATCCTGCCGGAGTAGCAGAACACCCCGATATAGTTGCAACAATAGAAGCAGAACTCGGAAAAATAGCTGAATTTCAAGACAAGCTAATTGCTTTAAAAGATTTAGAACCAAGTGGTTGATTCGCGAGCTAAAGGAGCGAGAGGCGAATATTTAGTACGGGATCTACTTCGAGAGTATACAAATCTTCAATTTGAGCGTGTACCAATGTCAGGTGCTTTAGAGTATCTGAAGGGGGACTTGTACGTTCCTAATGAGAAAAATTATTTTTGTATTGAAGTGAAGAATTACTCGGATACTCCTCTTACTGATAAAATACTTACTCAAAAGAAAACAAATAATTTAATTAAATGGTGGAAAAAACTTGTAAACCAAGCAATAAACGGTAAGCAAGACCCTTTATTATTTTTTAAGTATAACAGATCCAAAATTTATGTAGTAACAGATGTTGCTCCAGAGTACATAAATTATATTTATATAAGCGAATTAGGTTGTTATGTGGCATTAGCAGAAGAATGGTTAGAGAAAGAAAAGGTAGAATTTATAAATGGCACTTAGTTTTAATTCTCAAATGAAAGAAGGAACGCTGATAGTTGATTCTTTAAATTTAGCGTTTAGATGGAAGCACCAAGGTAGAACAGACTTTAGATACGAATACGAAAAGACAGTACATAGTCTTGCGGATTCATATAAGTGTAAAGATGTAATAATTACAGCAGATGGTGGCTCTTCTAAGTACAGAAAAAATATTCTACCAAGCTACAAGCAGAATAGAAAAGATAAATACGCTACTCAAACGGAAGAAGAAAAAATTGCTTTTGAGGAGTTCTTTGAAGAGTATCAAGCTACTATAGACATGCTTGGGGAATTCTTAACCGTACTTCAATTTGACGGAGTAGAAGCGGATGATATTGCTGCACACTTAGTAAAAGAAAAAGATAAGTATGGTTTCGATGAAATTTGGTTAATTTCTAGTGATAGAGACTGGGACTTACTAATACAAGAAGGTGTAAGTAGATTTTCTTACGTTAACCGCAAAGAAGTAACTATAGATAATTGGAAAGAGCACTATGAAGTGGCTCCGTGTGAGTACATTTCATTAAAATGCCTTACTGGAGATAAAGGGGACAACGTCCCAGGAATTACAGGGATTGGTCCAAAAAGAGCTTTAGGGCTTATAAGAGAATATGGTAGCGCTTTTAATATTTATGATGCAGCTCCTATTCCAGGCAAGTACAAATATATTGAAGCATTAAATGAAAATTACGAGCAAATAATTCAAAATTATGAGCTTATGGATTTAATTAGTTATTGTGATGAAGCTATCGGCAGTAATAATATTACTGAGATTGAGGAGAAGCTCGCGTGTTAGTGAAGTATAAACGGGATAATTACCTGTCTGAGTTTAGCCATAAGACTTTAAAAGACAGATATTTAATAAGTGGAGAAGATTCTCCACAAGATGCGTTTGCAAGGGCTGCAAAGGCATTTTCAGACAACGATGAACATGCCCAGAGGCTGTATGATTATGCTAGTAAACTTTGGTTTATGTTTTCTACCCCTATACTTTCTAATGGCGGAACAACTCGTGGGCTTCCTATTAGCTGTTTTCTTAATTATGTTGAAGATAGCAGAGAAGGACTCACGGCACATTACACAGAGAATGCTTTCCTTTCTAGTGTTGGCGGGGGCGTTGGCGGGTCTTGGTCAGATATTCGCTCTGTAGGGTCTAAAACATCGAACGGCTCGGAAAGTACGGGAGTAATCCCATTTATAAAAGTAGTTGACGCGGAAATGCTAGCATTTTCACAAGGAATCACAAGGAGAGGAAGTTATGCTGCGTATTTGGATATATCTCATCCAGAGGTGGAGGAGTTTCTGGATGTTAGAAAACCCACAGGGGGTGATGTTAATAGAAAATCTGTCAATTTGCATCATGGTATACTTATTAGCGATGATTTTATGGAACTAATTGAGAATGCAACTAAAATCCCAGGATATGATGATTCTTGGGACTTAGTTGACCCTCATACAAATAAAGTTATAAAAACAGTTTCTGCAAAAACTTTGTGGGTAAAGTTAATACAAAATAGAGTAGAAACTGGAGAGCCTTATATTATGTTTCGTGACACAGTTCAGAATGCTTTACCTAATTGTCAGGCGGATAAAGGCTTAAAAGTAAATCATTCTAATTTATGTTCTGAAATCACACTAGCAACAGATCGTGATAGAACTGCAGTATGCTGTCTATCAAGTGTAAATTTAGAAGAATATGATGAATGGAGTACTAAACCTCAGTTCATACCCGATTTAATAAGAATGTTAGATAATGTAATTGAACATTTTATAAATTCTGCTCCTCCTCAATTAATAAAAGCAGTACACAGTGCAAGACAAGAAAGAAGTCTTGGGTTAGGCGCAATGGGCTTCCATGCGTATCTACAAAGACATAATATACCATTTGAAAGTGCAATGGCAAAGAGTAAAAATATGCAAATGTTTCAGCATATTAAGAAGGAGGCGAAAAATGCTACACAAATTTTGGCAATGGAGCGTGGTGAAGCCCCTGACGCTCTTGGCTATGGGGTTAGAAATGTTCATTTACTGGCTGTGGCTCCCAATGCTAGCAGTAGTATTATCTGCGGCAATACTTCTCCTAGCATCGAGCCATACAGGGCTAACGCATTTGTCCAAAAAACGAAAAGCGGTTCAAGCCTGCTTAAAAACGAGTACCTAGAACATATCTTACAAGAACTAGGGCAGGATACTGATGAAGTTTGGAAAAGTATAATTACTAATAAAGGTTCTATTCAGCATCTTGAATTTTTAGATGGGTGGACGAAAGATGTATTTAAAACGGCTGTAGAAATAGACCAGAGATGGGTTGTTGATATGGCAGCAGATAGACAGAAAGAGATTTGTCAAAGCCAGTCTTTAAATGTATTTTTTCCTGCAAATGTTTCAAAACAAGAATTACATGCTGTACATATGATGGCATGGAAAAAGAAAGTAAAAACTATGTATTACCTAAGAAGTGAGGCTGTAAAACGAGCTGAGACAGTATCAGACGAAGCCCTTAGGCAGAGAATATTTGACAGCTTAGATGAAGAAGGGTGTTTAGCCTGTGAGGGCTAAAATTTGGAAACTATGGGCAATGTCCTTAGGCGAAAAAGCATCTGAAGATTCCAGAGACGCAGACTTAGTAGCAGTTATAAGAACATTTATTGTAGTTATTAATGTTGTATGTGCATTCTTTATCATGGCAAACATAGTACATAATTGGTGATATATGAGTTTATTAGAAGAGAGAGATTATTACAAGCCTTTTAATTATCCGTGGGCATTTGAACATTATAAAACACAACAGCATATGCATTGGCTTCCTGATGAAGTTAATCTTGCTGAGGACCTACGAGATTATAGAGAGAAGTTAACACCTGAGAATCGCCGTCTTATGACACAGATTTTTAGGTTTTTTACGCAAGCAGATGTAGACGTATGCTGTGGGTACGCAAAACATTACTTACCAACGTTTAAACAACCAGAAATAAGAATGATGTTGTCTGCATTTGCTGCTATGGAAGCAGTCCATCAAGAAGCCTATTCTCTTTTATTAGAGACTTTAGGTTTTGGAGATGATGAATACCAGAAGTTCTTTAAACATAAAGAAATGCTTGATAAGCATGAGTATCTAAGCAATTTTGGAGTAGATACTCGATTAGATATAGCTAAAACAATGGCTATTTATTCTGCTTTTACCGAGGGAGTACAATTATTTAGTAGTTTTGCTATTTTATTGAACTTTCCTAGACATAACCTTATGAAAGGAATGGGACAAATCGTTACTTGGTCAGTACGAGATGAAACATTACATGTAGAGGGTATGTCACAATTATTCCGAACTTTTATCGAAGAAAACCCAGATTTATGGACAGATGATCTGAAGTATGAAATTTACTGTGCTGCAGAGCGTACAGTAGAATTAGAAGATGCTTTTATTGATTTATGTTTTGAAGGTGCAGAGATACCTGATCTAACACCTGAAGAAATAAAACAGTATATTCGCTATATTGCCGATCGTCGGCTCTTAGGTCTTGGAATGAAGAAAATTTTTGGAAGCGACCAGAACCCTCTTCCTTGGTTAGACTATATGTTAAACGGGGTTGAGCACACTAACTTTTTTGAGAACCGCGCTACTGAATATGCACGGGCAAGTACAACAGGAAACTGGCAGGACATTTTCAAATGACATTCGAATTAGAACTAGCAGAGGTTAATATTATACTTCAAGGGTTAGGAGAACTTCCTGCCAAATTAAGTATGAACCTTATTCAAAGTATACAGGATCAAGCCGCTTCTCAGATGCAGCCACACATGGAGAAGGCAGAAGAATGAAAAAATTAATAATTGCATTATTATTAGTTTTTCCCTTACCAGTCTTTGCTGACAGCATATTTAGTGCAAATATTGCTGCAAACTCAGACTATGTATGGAGAGGCTATTCACAGAATAAAACAAATCCCGCTATTAGTATCGGGGCAAACGCAGAATTCAAAGGATTGACTTTAGGAGTTTGGGCTTCAGATGTTGATTTTAATGATGAAGCAAAGTATGAATATGACTTAATGTTAGATTATTCTCATGATTTTAATGAGAATTTTGGTGTTAGTACAGGATTTATACGTTATAAGTGGGACAAAGGATATGATGACGTTGATGAGGCATATGTAGGTATAACCTTAAAAGATTTAGGAGTTACTTACTATAAGGATTTAGATAATTCTAATCTTGATTTTATCAATGTAGTATATGGACTTTCTTTTACCGACAAAGTAGACTTATCCCTAGAGTATGGAAAAGCAACAGGATTTGATTCCTATCAGGCTTTAAATATCTCCAGAGATTTAGGAAAGTTCACTATTGGTGGTCAAGTGGGAACAGAAGAGACATTCTTTGGAATATCTTATAACTTTTGATTCTTCAATTGATCCTTAGTGTCCATAATATAGACAGCTGTACCACATTTGATAACCCCTTCTCTAACACAAACTCCGCACTTTGTGCCGACTTTGCTTATTAGGAAGGGGTTTTCTTTTAAGTCTTTTTCGCGTATGTTATTGCATACACAAATAATCACTTAACTACTCTTCTTTTGCTTCAACTTCAGCAGGAGCCTCAACTGTGACTTCCTCTACGGGTGCTTCTACCACTTCTTCTTCCTCCGCTGCGAATGCATTAGGCATTATAAGCGCAGCAGCAACAGCAATTGTAGCCATACTAACTATAATATTCATTTTACTCTCCTTTCCTTGGGCTAAGCCCTATAATGTAGGCTTAGTAGCTGGAAAATCCCCCGTACTAGGCCAGTCTCTTAGTTTTTGTCGGTACGCTGCTAAATTATCCTTCTGAGGATAATCGTCAAGCAACATAAGACTATCTGTTCTTAAAAGTTCCACATCCCTCCAGTCTCTACCGTCTTTTTCTTTTTCTTCGGCTGATACGGGTATTTCTTCCCATGCTGATCCGTTCCATTTTTTACCGATGAGGGAACTATCGTGGCTATCTATCTTCAGGTAATTGGAAGGCGGCGTATCAAATGGAGTCTCGTAAGTAGTAATTACTTCACAAATAGAATCCTTATTAAGAGAAGCGTATATGTTACTCATATTCGACAACCTCCCAATAAAGTGTTGGTCCCGTTGCAGTGCCATAAGAAGCTGAAGTTACTGATCCCGCTTCAATTCGTACGTTAGTAGTACTGCTCAATCGAGCCCCTGATGCTGTCCCGTTACCTATATGCCCATCGTCAGAATTATTAGTAGCTCTACCCCACGAGTGGCCGCTCTTGCAGCTTGCACTAATAAAAGACTTGGCCAATACTACAGCCGTAATTGTTACATCACTATTGCTATTATTTGTAGTAGTGGTATAACCTCGCTGTATACTTTTAATGCCTCCACCAGCATATAAACTTGATGTTGCTGCCATATTTAATCTCCCGCCGGTAACCAGCCAACTGGCATCCATGTATTTAATACTTGTTGACCAATTCTTTGTATCAATCGTTCCATCTGCATCTGCTCTAAAAATCTTCTCGCTGCCTGATTGTGTTAACGTCAGATTATTAGTATCAAATGTTCCACTATAATCAATAATACCAATGGTATCACCAGCATTGCCGGCAGGTAACTGAACAGCAAATGCTCCGCCAGTTGTATTACATAAGTACTGATTGCCTGCTGCAGCCGTAAACCCACTTGCTTGGACAGCTACTAATGTTAGCCCAGCAGATACGTCGGCCCAAGTTAACCCACCTGTATTGCTACTCTTTTGCAGATACTGACCGTTAGTACCAGCATTTGATATTTGGAGGTTATCTTCATCAACACTTTCAGAACTCATATGCACTAAGTCAATACTTCCATCTACATATTGATCACTATCAACCGTATTAGCTGCTAAAGCTATTGTGGGTCTACGAGCTGATGGAACTTCATCTGATGATGTTGACATTAGATTAGCTAATCTTCTAGCTTTAGAATATGCCATTTAGGGCTCCTTTGGCCAATTTTGTGCTGCCATTACAACTGCTAAGGCATCCACATCTGCGGCTCCTGCTATCGCGTCTTCTAATCTTGCGCACTCAGTAATTACTGCAGCTCGATATGTTGCAGTAGCAGAAGGAATTGCGACGTCTCTTTCAGCTTTTCTGATGACCATCCAGTCAGTTCTGGCGAGATATAAGTTAGCTGAATTTTTAACTTGGTCAGTCATTACTGTTTTTAGACCTTGGTTGACTTGTTTTTCGCTCGTATCAACCATCGCGCCTTTAGGTTTACCTTCCCCGTTATCAACATCAGCATCCCAGACCTGTACATAAAGTTGATTACCATCAGCATCCTTAGCGTCTTCATCAACCAGCCTTTTAGCGGTGCTGGTATACGCTTGAGTGGGTACGCCATCGACTAAAGTGATGTCTCCAGTAGTAACAAAGTAATACTGATCATTTTTCCTCTCACCATTCACGACATCCACAATACCCTTGTCCCTCATGAAGTCAGTCATGGAAGAAAACCCACCACCTTCAGGGACAGTGTACGAGAACATCTTCTGGACTGAGCTTGCAGTCTGAACAATAGATCCGTCTATAACTTGTGCAAACATAATTTTCTCCTTTACCTCGCGTTTGCGTATTTAAAGGGTGATTCGGCAAAAGCCAAGTAAACCCAAGTATTTGTAGAGCCGTTTATAGTGCCGTTGGTTGCTCTTAACTTGAAGCCGTTAGATAGAAAATCTATAGCACCACTACCCCCGTATGCACCCTCAACACTCGTTAAATCTGCCCACACTGGTAAAGTAACTGGGTTATAAGCGTTTCTTTTATTGTCTAGCAGATTCCAACTCTCAGTCGCATTGACATCTTTAGCCATCACAAAGGCGGGACGGAAACCCGTGTAGACAAAAGTGCCCTCCACATTATTATTTCCCACGTAAGTGCCTACCTTGCAATAATTTTCAACATTAGCCCAGCAATACGCTACATAAGTTTCACTGCTTTTGTTGGAAGCCCAAGACGTTCCTACACTGAAAACAGTTGATGTCGGTGCTGTGTCGTTCCACGCAGAATTATCATCCGTGATAGCGGCTGTTGAGTTAAGGAATAGGTAATCTGTTTCTGGGTCAGAACCACCACTCACCCCCGCTGCTGATTGGTAAACAAGCCAGCTTTGGGTGCTAGTTGTGCTTTTTACAATAATTAAATCAGGAGCTACACCCAATCCATGAGCAACAGTAGCATTACTGCCTGTGCCCTCGAACTTAACAATACTGAATCCAGACGTTGTATTTGCAGATAACCTTGTTGCTGCTATTGATCCAGCTAATGCTGATCCCAGATTAGAGCCATCTATTTTCACGCTGCCAGCGGTAGGTGTAGCCCCAGCACCAGCAGAATTATCAGCAGTGGGTGCGCCGCCAGATTTCCAGTTCCAAGAGACAAAGGTGTAAGTATTTGCATTATAATCGGTGAGGGTTCCCAAGGAGTAGCCGGTAGAACTGAAAGCAGTAATACTTTGAGCCTCTGTATTTTCTGCAATATCCAAATTTGTCCTTAGCTCTTTTGTTGCGCCCCTTACTGAGTCTTGAACAAGATGTGCCCATGAATTATTTCTACTCTTAGTCCATACAAAATCTGGCTGAAAACCTACTGTAATATCTCGTGCAGTTGCATTACCCGTATAGATAACTGGATTAAAATAATCTCCCGGCTTCTTGATCGTTGGGGTTGGGAGGTTCTTGGAACAAAGAGCTACAAACCCTGATGGCACAGCGTAGTAAAAATTCCCATGTCCATTAACGTCACTATTACCCTGTGCTGTTTTATTGCCGTTGAAGGTTCCATCCTGCCCAAAATTAACTACCAAAATAGTATCGCCAAAACTAAGTCCTGCAAAACTTCCAGCGTGACCTACAAACACTGGGAGGGCATACATATCAGGAATGTTATGACACAAAGGAATTCCTGACTCAGGAGCAGATGGAGTATTAGCGGCAGGATCTCCGTACCATGTACCGTTCATCCTAAGCCACATCTTATTATTTTTCACAGCAAGACTAAAAAGGCATCCAGTAGCGTCCTCTCCAGAGGAGGTGCCTAGATTAGAACTGTCATAACTAGGATAGTATCTATATACATTTCCTGAAGAATCCCAAGAAAATGACCAAGAATCATTACCACCAGTGGCAGAAGTTCTACCAGTTGGCTCTTCTGCGGGACTTATGCCACACCACTGTAAATCTTCCCTACCAACTCTCTCTACATATACTTCCCAATAATATCCAGTTGAATCAGCGGTATTAAATCCCATCGTTGCAACAGCCGTTGCTCCGGGGGTAGGATTATAATTATCATTCACAAACCTGAGATTACCTTGACTAAGCGCAACATTAGCCATCGTTACTTCCGCTGCCCTCTGTATTGGATTGAGAACTGGGAAATTATTAGTCGGGGTATCACCCTTAACATCTTTATTATCAAGATTAGAAACCGTAAAATTATTTCCAACACCAGAACTGTCAGTGCCTATCGCTCCTGATACGAATTTGAGATAGTACCCGCAAGTGCCATAGCTGCCGCCTGTGTATTCTTTAGGAATCCACTGACCTGTGTCTGAATCTGTTTCGCCAAAATCACTTGCAGCTAAAGCTGTGCCATCAATAAGATGAACTTCAGCCATGTAACCATCTAACCCATAATTTGCGCCATGCCCATAAGCATTACCTATATTATGCTGCATGCTGGCAGAATTTACCCATCCTTCGTAATTTTCAGAGGGATAAGTTTCTGTTGAAAAAGAAGTTACTTGCTCACCATTAACATACAACTTCACGCGATTAGAAGCAGTTCCTTGTGTTGTATCTACCGCAAGAACTATATGATACCAAGCTGAATAATCACGGTATTTTGCATTTGTTATTAAGTAATACTGAGTGCCAGTCGGGTATATATAATCCTGTATGAAAAGATCATCTTGATAAAAAACAAGATTCATATTGTGGTTGCTACCATCTGTTGAGAACAGCGAGAAAATATCGCTGGTATTAGATGAGCCTAAACTAGCGCACTTCTTAACCCAACCACTCCAAGTCCAAGTTCTTCGATTCCCCGCTGATCCCGGTGTGCGGTGAAGCGCAGACGAATCAGCATCCTCAAACATCAGGGACTGCTCTATCTCATAATCATCTGTATCCCTATTAGGAAACGCACCAAACCCTAAGACTCTATTACCAAAAGACATCTATCTAACCTTATGCGTCATTAGCTGCATCAGTGGTGAAGAACAGCTTTATGCCAAGTAACCTAGCGGCACCTGTCTGTGTGTCGGCAGTTATATCCCGCATAACTTGGAAATAAGTCATTGTGTCTACAGCAGCGTTACGAATAGTCACATCACCGCTTACAGCAGAAACCATCATATCGTTTGATGTTCCTGAGTGAGCTAAAGCAGTAGCGACTACATTAGTCCCAAAACCATCGGAGTGATTCATATCTGCGCTATTTGCAAAAGAAACACCAGACAAGCCCCACGCTACTGTGCCTGTGTTTGTTCCCGTGACCGTCCAAAAGGCTTGAAACTGGACAACGCCTTCATCCCAACTCTTAGGAAAGGCAATAGTAAACTGTGCGTGGTCATCATCACCATCTGCGAAATCTAAACATTTAAGTTCAGGACCGTTGGATAGCTCAACCTGTGTTAACTCTGAACAACCATTAGTAGTATTGGGGTACATGGCACTAGCAGGAACCCATATGGTTTCTTTTCCTGCTGTTTTTATAGCAGTGGCCCCGTCTAAAAGATTTAATTCTGCTGCAGTAGCTGTTACTCCGTCTAAAATATTTAATTCTGCTGCAGTACTTGTAACAGCAACCCCTCCTAATGTAAGAGTCCCACCAACTTTAATACCGCTTCCAGTTAAGTCAAGATTATCTCCTGAAGGTAGTTCTTTTAAATTACTATTTGTTGAATCCACTACTAGTGGAAATCTGTCTGCCATTATTCTACTCCTACGCTAACTGTTCCGGACCGAGTTGTTACGGTTATAGTTCCGGCTGTCAGTTCCACCGTGACTGTAGCGGATCTAGCCACTACCTTCAAACTTGCTGCTTCTGCTGGTTGTTCTCCTATAAACGGCATCTAATTCTCCTACCCTAAAAGTGTTATTAAAAAAGGATTATATCCATAACCCGCTGATGTTGAGGGAGAATTATAGGAAGTATGATACCCTACCCAAATTGTATCATTTGCAGCAGCATTAATTATTGCAAATACAGGCAAAGGAAAATAGTTATCTGCACCTGTTACAGAATGGCTCATCCATGTTTGCGCTTTAATAGTAGTACCATGAATTATATACCAATTAGGCCAGCTAGTAGCTACATGATAATTATTACTACTAGCTACATAGTATCTTCCTGCAATAGGACATGTAAAAAGCCCTGTAGTATTACTATAATGACTGCCAATATTAATATCTACATGAGCATAACTACAAGCGCGTATATTAGATGTATCGCCGTTACTGTTATAAGCACAATCTGCTGAATGTAAAGAACCCCCGCTAACAGCGCTTACAGCATGTGCATATACCATAGGCTGGGAAGGCATTACAATACGCTCACTACTATCAATAGTCATGGCTGTGCCATCAGCGCTGCTTGTAATTCCGTCTACTCCTCCACCCGCTGCATTCTCAAATGCGGGAGGGCTACCCGCTCCAGTACTTGTTAAAACTTGCCCATCTGTTCCTGGCCCTACAGCTACTGGATTACCAGAAGCATCATAAGTTATAATCTGTCCATCAGTTCCAGCAGCCATTTTAGCTAGAGTTATAGCATCATCTGCTACTTTTGCTGTACTTACTGCCCCGTCTGTTATTTCTGAAACTGTAATTGAGTTTGCTGCTAAATCTTCTGCTACAATTACATCCACTCCAATCTTGGCGGAAGTTATTGCATTATCCTGAATCATTGCAGTAGTAACAGTATTATCATCTAAAGTAGCATTAACTTTCGGCCCTTCAAATGCTATAATATAGTCGATTACATCATCTGTAGTTAAATCACTAGCAAATGTTATTGTATTACTACTTACTGTGTATGCAGATATCGGGGCTTGTGTTACCCCATTTAAAGAAACCATCAATGATTGTGCACTTACTGGCGTATATGCTATGCTATCTTTTGTTAAAGCAAAGTCAGCTCTAGCCGAAGTAGTAATTGCATCAAGCATTACATTATGATTTCCGTCTGCTGGTGATTTTCCTAAAAATGGCATATTAGCTCCCTAAAGTGGGTCTAGTATCTGGAAAGTCTCCGGTACTAGGCCAGTCGCGGAGAGCTTGTCGGTACGCTGTCAGATTGTCCTTATCTGGATGATCAGGTAACAGTACTAAAACATCTGTATTATGTAGCTCTGCATTTCGCCACCTCCGTTCTTCCCACTCCTTTGAAGGAGGATTCTGGGTTGACGGGGGGAGTTCTTCATAGTGTTCAAAATTGGCTTTTACCCAATCCTCTGTCCCTTTAATAGCTGGATTCGTAATGTTTCCGTCAGCGTCTTTAATAATCCATTTCGCCATAAAATTCTCCTATGGTAGGTACTGAATAAGCACAATACCGTCGCCCCCATCACCGCCATTAGCATAGGCAACGTAACCATTATTGGCTGCGCCACCACCGCCGCCACCTATACCACCAGAACCAGCTGAAGAGTTCATATACCCACTAGCGACATAACACCCTGCGCCTCCCGTTAACGCTCCAGATGGCATATGTGCAACATACGCTCTATCCCCCGATACCCAGCTTCCTGCTTGTCCAGCGCCGCCAACAATATAACCATATCCCGATTGTCCTAAACCTTCTCCCTGAGCGTCTGTAGTATCACCATGACGACCATATTCATTACAACCGTTAGCCCCAGTGCCGTAAACTCCAACAGCACCTCCATTGCCGCCATTCGCATTGCCGCCATTGCCGCCTGTATTATTTACATCTCCATTAGAGGCAGAGCCTCCAAACCCCCAATAGCCAGAGCCAGTCCAAGTACCGCCACCATATCCACCATTAGCGGTTAAAGTTGCAGATAGACCTGTCCCCGCCACCGTAGAATAACCACCATTAGAACCGACGGCAGCACTACCGCCATTACCCCCCGCACCAACTACAATAGTAAAAGAACCCGCAGTTGTGACGGCTAAAGAATTTTTCTTACAGTAACCACCGGCTCCACCAGGATACCCGAGGTTTGTGTGACCCCCACCACCACCACCCCCGCCTATAACGTGAATACAGACGTTGCCATTCATGGGGGGAACCCATGTCATGCTATTTGAAATCGCTAACTGAGGGAGGTGTCCTCCTCCCGATGCGCCTAAAACTGCCATTTCATTGTCCTCTAAATTTCAAACCAGCCGATTGTTGCATCGACATAGACTAATTGGGCTGAATTGCCTTGCGGCAACGTACCGTCATCTGTGGATGAGTTGATATTTTCACTA